CAGACTGCGCTTCAGCTTGTCAAGCGTCGAGAGGCTAGTCTGAACATTCTGCTCGAACTGTTTATTGTCGAACCGCATCTCGACAACTCTTTCGTCAACTGTCTTGCTCATAGCTTCGTAACCTCCCTCCATGCTTCATTTGCGATTTTGTCAAAAATAGGCTGGATAGCAGGATTGATATAATCTCGCCCCTGTACCCAGCCGCCGTTTCTTGTTCCATGCCCATATTGCAGGATGATGGCAATTGGAACTCCATTTTGAATGTTTGAGTTATAAAACGAAATCGCCACCGACCCGCTTTTATTCCTGATCTCGTAGCGCCATGAACTGGCAGTTTTTCCCGAATCGATAGGTGTTGCAGACGCAAGGGCGGCTACTCCCTCTCGACCGTACTTGTCAAGGTCTCCGAGTTTAACGACCTCTTTCGCCCTCTCTAAGAACTTTGTCAGTTTAGAGAAGTCGCCCTTTTGTCTGAACGTTATCATTGGAACACCCCTTTACTTTTTCAGATACGCACTGGAGCTGAAACCAGTGTACTGAACGCCATCCATAACGAACTGGATGTACAGCCACTTGGTTCCGTTATAAGCTGTGTGATAACCATAGCACTGGACTTCGGTTCCATTTGGAATGAGACACAGCGCCTTCTTGTTTGTTCCGGCATCGTTACGACAGTAGAGTCCATCCTTTGCGGCCACCTTGTATGTTCCGGCCAAACTCTTGTCGAGAGATTTTGCATAGGCCGTAGCTGTGACTTTCTTCGATGCCGGCTGATTCTGGTTCTGAACGGGGGCATTGGGTTTCGTTGCCGAACCATTCAGAATTTCGTTAATACGCTTCTGAACCTCGTTGTAATCGTATCCTTTTGCAGTCAAAGCCGCTTTACGCTCTGCACCGTTTCCCCAGATACCAGCGATTGCTTCATGTGCAATCGTATCGATGCTCTTTTTCTCGTCCTGTACCGGCGGAGCAACGGCGCCCTCGTCATATTTGGGCGTAATAAAGCCCCGGATAAATTTCCCGTTGATCGACAATGTCCGCCGCTTTACTGCATTGCTGAGGTTTCCTTCAATAACCGTAATGTAACCGCCGGAAACATACTCAACGGTACCGATGTGATCCGGATTACCGGTATTATCACCGATTCCAGAATCCTCCCAATCGTACAAAATCGCATCGCCAGGAGAGGGAACATACGCATCGTCCTCAACCCAACATCCCATCCGTTTCGCCGCTTCAATGATGTAATAGCAGCTAATCTCAATCGGCATAATCGCCGTATAGCCGAGCTTAACCGCCAGTGCCGACCATGTTGCCGCGCACCATGCCCAACCGTAAAGCATCTTTGTTCCACGAGGGAAACTGCCGGTATAGGAATTGTAAATATCGATGATTTCTTTGTAAGAGCCATCAGACTCATTCTTTCCAATCCAAGACCTAGCCAAATCGACTACCGCCTGTCTTGAGTAGCTTGTGGACCCTTCGTCCTTCTTTTCATCAGAATCAACGAAGCGGTAATTCATGTCCACATTTCCCTTGATTCCGTCCACAGCCCCCTTGCTTGTGTACTGGTGAAAATCACAGGGATAATCAGCTTCCCCACTCCAATCCGCCAGCCAGAATACATACTTGTCCAGCAGCTCGTGGTCGAACATATTCCTGTAATAATCGATGTTGGAATAGATGCCGGCTTTGTATCCTTTCTCCGTGACACATTCACAGAACGCCTTGGTATGTGCATTGCATTCGGCCCGTCCCAAAGTAACTCCGGCGGCTTTCGCTTTCGTGATTGTGTCGTATTCGAAATCGAAAAATACGATAACGTCTTTTCCAAGCCCAGCAGCTTCCAACTGTGAAATACAGAACGCCGCTTCCTGTTTAGCCTGCTCAACATTCAGCGCGTAGCTGAAATGATAAACACCACGAATCGGAATTCCTGCCGCCTTAGCCGCTTTTACATACCCGTGAAACCTTCCGTCAACCGTCTGACGATAACTCGACCGGAGAATCAGGAACTGGATTCCGGAAGCTTTTACTTTATTGAAATCCACATTCCCCTGCCAAGTTGAGATATCTATTCCACGTTCTTTAGACATAACCATCACCCCTTTGAATTTAATTGCTTTCTTCGTGCCGCATTTAAAGCAGCATTGCGTTTCATGATTTCCCTTTTGCTTCTCTTTTTAGGCGGCGAATTCTTAATATTGCACACCTTAATAAGAGTAAGAAGCCGATTAAGATGCCATTTTTGACACTCAAACGGAATATTCAAGGCAATCATCCAGTAGTAAATAATCTCTGCCGTAACCTGCTCTCTGCTGGCTTTTACTACCTTTTCCTCCGTAAAACGTGTAGCAGTCATCGGAGCGTCAATGTATTGGTTGATTTGGTCGATACAGGAGGTTGTCAGATAGTTATATACTTCTGGATTCACATTCTGCGTGAGTGTCATACATTGCACGTAATCCAACGTTTCCTCAAGCGTCTTTTCCTGTTTGGTAAGGAAAGGCTTGCACCATTTGGATTCCCATTTTGAAAGGGAGACAAGGGAATGCTCCAACTGCAACGTTTGCTCTTTGGGGTAGATGAACATCTGGTTTATTTCATCCCATTGTTCCTCGCCAGCGGGTATTGTAATTCGCAACATTCCCTTCACCTCCTCTTGCTTTCAGATTTAATTCGCTACCGGAGTCAATGCCGGCGCTGCCCCCTGTTTGGAGTTCGGAACAATACCGTTCACAAACTTTGCCGCCGCATCAGCGTTGGTTGCCAGCTCCATAAACAGGACAGAATAAGCTTCCGTTTCGGAAAAAGCCTTGGACAGTTCATCAGATTTGATAAACCGCTTCCCGTCGGGGCTCTTCTCGCCGTATGCTTTGAGAATCAGTTCCTTGAAAATCTTGATGATGGCCGGAGTATCCTGTGCTGCCACAATTCTCCGAATCATCTCAGACAGCCCGCCGGTAGTGCCCATTTCCATCTCCATACATTCCGCCTCGGAAAGATTGAAGTAATGGTCCTCGGTGCGCTCAGTTCCGTTGTAATCCTTGTAAGTAATCTGTTTTTTTAACATAATGTTTTTCTCCTTTCAACAATAAAAAAAGAAGCCGCCAGCTTTTACACTGAAACGGCTCCCAATCTGCTTAAATATGAAGTTGTGAATTAGCCCGCTGTCTGAAACTCCTTATAAAGCTTCAGAATCTCATCCGGCAACGGCAGTCTTGCATCAACGCCATCCGTACCGCCCTCGGTGGTAGGCTCTGTACCGTACAGAATCTCCTCCAGCTTAGCCATGAACCCGGCGTCAAACTTAGTAGAATTGAAAGTAAGACATGCCGTCGGCTTAAGCTTCTTACCATCGATAACTGTGTTGATAGCCACCGGAGTCGTGCTGATCTCCCATGAAAGGGTGATAGGTTCCGGGCTGTCGTTGATGGTGGAATAGCCTTTTTCGGACGGAGCCGCCAGAGCACCGTAAATCAGATGCAGCTTATAGCCGTAGTCGTTGTTGTCAACATCGTTGCCCAGAATAGTCCGATAAGAGAGACCGAATGTCTTTCTGGACTGCTGACCTGCAAACATACCGGGCACAACCTCGACCGACCCATCGCACTCCGCAAATTCGTCGGGGTACATATATGCCTCGACAGTAGCCCCGAATTCCTCCGCAGACATCAGATTCAGGTACTTGATGTTATCCGCATAAATCGGAGAAGCTTCCGCTCCGGAAGGACTTTCCGATACAGCACTCAGACCATTCCACGCAACGCCTTTACTATAAACGCCGCCAGCCTGAATAGGGTAAAGAACGCCGTGGTCCACACCGGTCTCATACAGACGCTCGCCAGTTTTATCCCAAACAAGTTTCATAGATTTGTTCCTCCTTAAAAGAATATGGTAAAGACATCATGATTCAGGTTGTCTTTTTCGTAGTGCCGGATAAACCGACAAGTGGGCAAAGTGGCTACTTTACCTACGAGCGGACTATCCGGATCTTTATCGATGACTGTTACTGAATATTTTCGATAAGACAAATAAACCCCGTCATTCGCATACGTGTTCTCGATACTGTCAAGACCGTATACGATGGCGGGGTAATTCATCTTAACCGATTCCGGGGGTTGAAAATAAGCGTTCCTCGTTCCAAGGATTTCGCAGAATATCTCATGTAGCAGAAGACGTCTGTTCGTCGCCATGATATACACCCCCTATTGTCAGAATCAGCCTTGGGTACTGAACTTCTACATTTGAAATCTTCCATTTAGCACCCATAAACCCAACGTACCGCATCGAATGAAAATTCTCATTGGCAAACGGATCGGCAACAATGCTGATCTCATTTGCGACATTGATGTCGTCGTTGAGCGTTTCAGCGCTTTGGAGCCTGCGCATATTACGAGTCAAATCACCAAAGTACATACGCTCGGTAATCTGCTCCTCCCATACGCCAGGTCTCGTTTCCACTGTCTCAGCATAGCCGATTGGTCCGTAAAATTTCGCCATTTTGAATTTCCACCTCCTGGACATTAGCCGCTGACAGACTCAGCTTTCTCCTCGCTGACGATAGCAGACTTGATTCTGGTAAGCTGACCGGACTTGCGCGTCTCCAGCAGCGACTGAAGCTGATTGAACTTGATGTCGAAGTCGGTGAAGTGAGTCACATCGCCGCCCTTGGAAGCGCCGTATCCGTAGTCAGCCATATTCACGCAAATCGCGTGCAGCTTGTGCTTGACGCTGTCGGAATCGGTACGAACCTTCCCCTCGAACTGCGTAACCTCATAGATATTGGCAACGCCCAAAGCCGCAGCAAGCTCGGTATCCGTCTCGTAAATACGGCGGCCATTACGGTCACGAGCGAGAATCATGGTGTTGTGCATATCAGTGGTAATGAACAGATCCGGCTTACCGGTACCACGGAAGTCCTTGCGAGCCTTACGCAGAGCCGTAACCATAGCCTCTGCATAAATGAAGCTTTCGCCGAAATACTGCTCGGTGTTGGCACCCTGAAGCTCTTTTGCCATGGCTGCAAAGTCCACATCCTTGTGGATGGTGTACAGCTCATCGTCAGTCCAGATTGGACGAATCTTGTCCGGGAAGATTTTCTCAGGGTCACTGTTAGGACGCTCATCACCCAGCATGGTAGCAACAGCCAGCGTTTCTTTCAAAGAAATCTGGTCGATGCTATACTGGAACTGAACGTAATCGAAATCCTCGATATCCACCACATCATCACGATGCAGTTCGGAAGTGACATATACAGTCTGCGGGTCCGTGGTACGCCTTACCAGCTCGTAGTTGCCGGTGATTTTCTTCTCGTTTCCTTTCTGATAACCCTTGGCGGACAGTGCGTCGATGTTCCGAATATCTACATGAGAAGTACGAACCCGACCGTGAGGGATTTTCTGAGTCTTGGCCATGATAGCGTCAACCCATCCCATATCATTGGTGATAAGTTCGGGAGTGCGGCTGGGATGCGCCTCAACATACTCCGGGAACATGGTGGTGATGTTTCCGTTGCCGGTCTGAATAAAGCCACTGATATCGGCGTGCTGAAGACCATGCTCCTCGCTATAAATTTTCATAGCAAGCTTGAGCGAACCAACGTTGCTGGATTTAGCGATCTCCAGAATTTCACTCTGAGCCGCGTGAGAGAGAACATTCTCCTGAGTCTCACCCTTGTTGTCAAACACATTATGTTTCATATCTTCGTTTCCTCCTTTAGAATCGTCATTGTTATCTTCCGGCTCCCCATTTTCACTGAGAGCCATCCCGACCATAGCCAACATCACGTTCTGCTCCTTTTCGTCGAGCTTCTTACAAATCCGGTCAAAGACCTCGCCGACGGTTTCGTCGTCTTCAGACGGTTTGTCGTCCGGTTTCTTGTCCTTGGATTCGCCTTTATCGTCCGGCTTCTTGTCTTTGTTTTCGCCCTCATCAGAGTGATAGAGCATGATGTTTTCGTTGTAATTGATAATCAGCTCATCCTCGACGGCAACGCCGTGATTCATAACAGTGTCAATGTAGGCTCCGGGATTTGCACCCGCCAGAACAAGGCTCACCTCACGGATGATACCGTGAACGACATCTTTCCCCATCTGCTTCAACTGATTTGCCGCGATGGACAAGGAAACAACGTCCCCGTGCTGAACCAACTTTTTAGCCGTCTGTCCGGATTCCGTATCGTTAAACGTACAGTAGGCATAAACCCCATCATCCCTGTTTTCCAACAATGCGTGCCCCAAAACATTATTCTGGGAATCATGCTGATGGTTCCAAACCAGGCTTACAGTCTCGCCGTCCTGCTGTTTAAAAGCATTCTTACGGATAATTCTTCCGTCGGCGCACTGCAAATCATTTCTCGTGGCCCAGCCACTGAAATCATATTTTGCCATTTTGAATTTTCCTCCTTACTTCTTTTTCTGTGATGATTTACGCTTGCGCTTGGACACCTTCGGCATCTCGGCGGCAATCTTGTCAAACTCCTTTTGATAAATTTCCTCATAAGAAGAGTCCAAAGACTCCTTTGCGGCTTTATAGGCTTCCCTCGCTGCGGAGATTGCCGATTTTAACCTGCTGGCAACCTGTTTTCGTTCAGCCGAAGCATTGGCAGAATTAGCCGCGCGGTCTTCTTTTGTTTCTTCTGACACCTGTTGCTTTCTCGCAGTGGCATCGGAACGGACACCTTCTTTACTGGACTGGGATTCTTCGCTTACTTTCGATTTTGCCGCTTTCGAATCCGAACGCAACTTGGCAATTTTCTCGTTACGCTCGGCTATCCGTTTTGCTCGTTCAGCTTTTGGCAAACTGTCCGGAATCTTTTCAGCCATAAGACGTTCTATCGCAGAATTAGTCTTGGATGTTATCCTTTCCTTCTCTGCCGTCGAGGTTTTTTCGATATCTTCCAAATCGGATTTTTTATCCGAATCGATTGCCTCTTTTTTACGAGATGCCCTTTTGGTTAGAGCATCGTTCAACTCCTTCAGACGTGCAGAGATTTGTTCCCTTGTGGCCGATGCTCTTTCTCTAAGCGCTGTTATAGTCTGTTTTCGCTTTTCCTGTTCCCCCTCAACCTTGGCCTTTTTCTCGGCTTTGATTTCGTTTTTGGTATAGGACCAGACTTTCTTTCCTTCATCCGAAAGCTTGGTAGCTGAGCGGCGTCCTTTCAATTCCCTGGTTCGCATGTAATATTCATGAGCTTTTTGGGGGTCGTAATAGGGAGAGGCATAATGCTGAAGATTATTGTCCATCTACGAATCCTCCTCCTCTTCCTCATCATCGGAAATATAATCGCCGATTATCTTTTCTATTTCAGATTCAAGACTATCCAGCAATTCATTTACGATGCGGTCCTGTTCGCTCTCACCAGTTGAAGTTCCTTCGTCAGCCATCGTCGGATTTCCGGAATTAACCTCGCCTTCTGTCTGGTTAAGATTTTTATTCCGAAGTTCATCCGCTTTCGGGTCTTTTGACGGTTTCCATCCAATCGTCTGCCGCATTTCATTCGAAGTCGCAATCTCATTACGAGTCAGCTTATCAGAGATTTCAGCCAATTCCGTAACAGGCACCAGTTTGAACGGGTCTCTGAAGAACATAATTGACTGCTTCTGAGATCGGGCAGTTTTGGTCAGAAACTTCCGTTTCATCTCGTCAACGATAGCAGAAACAATCGGCTCAATCGTTCGGTTGTAGTAATTGAGCATTGTCGTTTCGTCGGCTGTACCATCTAAAATACTCTGAGTGATTCCCAACTGGCTGTATAGCATACTCGTTAAGTATTCAATCTGAGACATTAGATTGTTTCCAACGGAACGATTTAGCTGCGTGATATGCTCCGTACCATCGGTATAAGCGATACCATACTTAGAACCGGACAATTGCTGCTCAATATCTTTACGCCGTTTTTCGGCCTGTTGACGCCTTGCATCCGTCTTGATAACATACGGAAGCTGAATGATTAAATCCAACTTTCCGGAACTGCTTTGCTCATCGACAACGTCCAAGAGATTCAATTTTCGGATTAACCGCTGCATCGTGGAATTCGGTTCGTTGATAACCGCATAAAGCGGATTTTCAATAATCGCAACCGCTTCCTTTGGCATAAGAATGTCTTCTTTCAAACCGGTGTTTTCATTGTAAACCTGAACACGAACATGCTTCGGGTACCATTCGAGAATTTTTCCAGTTCGCATCTTGTCAATATCGAATGAACCTGCCACTCCGTCTTCCGGATCATCA